GTCGACGTGGAATTCACGGCCGGATCCGTCCCGGACACCGTCGCGCCGGACTCCATCGCCCTGATCGTCACGCCCGGCCAGCCCACCGCCGACGCCACCCTGACCACGGCGCCCGGCTCGATCCAGATGATCGCCGCGGTCGGCCAGCCCACCGTCACCACCCCGGCCCCGGCGCCCGATGCCACCACGTCGGGCTGGAACGGGCTGCTGGCCGTGCGCCGGTCCGCCGACGCGGACCACCGTTTCAACGTCGAGCGTGAGCGCAACCCGGTGGACTGCCCGGATCACGGCTGGCCGCTGACGAAGACGGACCGGGGCCTGCACTGCGAGTTCGGCGGCCACGTCGTCACCCCGAGGAGCTACTGATGCGCGCCGTCTATGCCACCGTCGAGAAGATGATGCGCGCCAGCGACGTCAAGGCGTCCGCCTACGCCGGTCCCGAGTTGCTGGCGGCGATCGAGTCGGCCAGCGAGGATGTGGACGCGTTGGTGAAGCTCGGGGACTCCCAGCGCCCCGCGTTCGCCCCGTGGGTGGGCACGATCGTGTTCGATTGGCCGTTCGCCAACAACACCGACTCCTACCGGTTCTGGCTGAATCAGTTCCGGCTCACCTCGATCACGTCGGTGATCAGCGGCGGTGTGGACATCACGGCGAGCGCGCTCGGGTGGCCCGCGAGCGCGCCGGTCTATTCCGCCCTCGACATCGACACCGAGGGCAGTGACTCCCTGGAGATCGGCTCGGGGACGGGGCAGCGCTCGCTGTCGATCACCGGGACGTGGGGCACTCCGGGGCGTGACGACTCCCGCTCGGCGTGGACGCTCGGCGGTGCGGTGAACGCGAGCGCCACCACCTGGATCATCAACGCCCCGATCGGGGTGGGTTCGCTGGTGCTGGCCGGGACGGAACGGGTGATCGTGCTGGAGCGCGCATGGGCCGACAGCGGCCAGACCGCAGCCGCGCTGACCGCGAACCTGGCCGACGCGATCGTGTCCGTGCAGACCGGGAGCGCGTTCCTGGCCGGTGAGGAGATCACGATCGACGGCGAGATCATGCTGGTCCGTGACGTCATCGGCAACACGCTCGCGGTGCAGCGCGCGGCGAGCGGCTCGACGCTGGCCGCGCACGGGGCCGCGAGCGCGGTCTACTGGAAGCGCTCGTGCACGGTGGAACGCGGGGCGCTCGGCACGTCGGCGGCATCGCAGTCCAGCGGGGCGGTGCTCTCGATCTACCGGCCCCCCGCGCTCGTGGAGCAGCTCACGATCGCGTACGCGCTGGACCGGCGCGCCCAGGAGAACGTCGGCTACGCGCGCGACCTCTCCCACATCCAGGACCGGCGCGGCCTCTCGGCGAAAGCGGTCGGGCGCGGAGTCGACGCGATCGGGATCGGCGCGCTGCAACAGCGCGTGATCGACGCGTACGGCCGGATCCGGCACCGGGCGATCTGAGATACGATCACCGCAGATCAGCGAGCGTTTCGAGGGGGTGGTGAGGTGGCCGAGTTCAGTGGGCCGATGTTCGACGGCGCCGCCGCCCGCGCGGCCGAGGATCTGCGCGCCGAGATCGAACGCGAGGTGTCCGACAAGGCCAAGGACATGGTGGTCGGCCGGCTCGTCCAGGTGATCCGCCAGCCCACTCCGTACTACTGGACGCAGATCAAGAACATCAGCAGGCGCGGCGGTACGGAGACCACCGGCGAGGACGTGATCTACCACTGGTGGCTGGAGGGTGTCGGCTCCCGGAACTTCCCCGTCACCCGGTTCAAGGGCTACCACACCTTCAGCATCGTCCGCGCCCAGGTGGACGCCAGAGCACAGTCCCTGGCCGAGGGTGTCATGACGCCGTACGTGCACAGGATGGGCGGATCATGACGATCGGGATCCAGTCGCTGATCGACGCGGTCACCTCGCACGCGTCGGCCAGCGGGCACTTCGCCCGCGTGCAGAACCATGAGCCGAAGTCCATGCCGCCGAACGGTCCGGGCCCGGACCTGTTCTTCATGGTCATCGTGAGCAACATCGGCCCGGCCCGGTCCGGGAGCGGCTTGATCTCGACGACGGCGCGGGTGGAGTTGAGTGCGCGAATCTACATGCCGTTCCGGACCGAGCCGGAGGACCTGATCGACTCACGGCTCACCGAGGCCCTGGACGATCTCTTCGAGGCGTACACCGGTGACTTCGAACTGGGCGGCGCGGCCAGGAACATCGACGTACTCGGCAGCCAGGGACAGCCCCTGTCGGCCAGGGCGGGATACAGCGCCGTGGACGGGGCGACGTTCCGCGTCGCCGACATCACCATCCCGATCATCGTGAACGATGCCTGGACCCAGGAGGCCTGACAGTGGCGAAGCAAACGGGCCTCGGAGATCGCCTGCTCGCGGGTGGGTATGACCTGAGCGGGGACATCGCCTCCCTGCAGGGCATCGGCGGCGGCCCGGCGCCGCTGGACCTCACCGACATCACCCAGTCCGGGTATGACCGCGAGGGCGGGTTGCGGACCGGGCGCATCGACTTCACGTCGTGGTTCAACCCGGCCACCGACCGAGCCCACGAACGGTTCGGTGCGCTGCCGACGGCGGACACGATCGTCACCTACTGCCGCGGCTACGGACTTGGCTCACCGGCGGCGAGTTGCTCGGCGAAGCAGGTCGGGTACGACCCGCAGCGTCAGGCGGACGGTTCGCTGTCGTTCTCGGTCAGCACCCAGTCCAACGGGTTCGGCATCGAGTGGGGTATCCAGCTCACGCCGGGGCTGCGCAGCGACACCACAGCCACGAACGGGGCGTCGATCGACAACGGGGCCGCGTCGACGTTCGGCGGCCAGTTCTATCTGCACCTGACCGCGTTCACCGGCACCAGCGTGGTGGTGAAGATCCAGGACTCGGCGGACAACGCCACCTTCGCCGACCTGGCCGGGGCTGCGTTCACCGCGGCCACCGGGCCGACCGCGGAGCGCATCGCCATCAGCAACGCGGCCACCGTGCGCCGCTACTTGCGGGTGTCGACGACGGGGACGTTCACCGCGGCGTCGTTCGTCGTGAACGGGGTCCGCAACGAGACCGCCGGGGTGGTGTTCTGATGATCGTGAACCACACCCCCGGCCTGACGTACAAGACGTACGAGATCATGTCCCCGCTCCCGACGCACTTCCGTCCGGCGACGTGTCGGGAGATCGAATGCGCCGGCTACGTCAACGGCTGGAAGACCACCGTCCTGCCGGGCACGCCCGAGCACGCTCAGGTGCTGGCGCTGAAAGGCCGCTACTCGTTCACCGGCCCGGTGCGCAACGCGGACGGGACGGAGACGTTCGACTTCTCCGCCGGTCAGCAGTGTTTCCGTCGCTCCCAGCACCGCATCCCGGTGGGGCGCGAACCGCTGTACGTCGTGCGCGACAAGTACGCGGACACTCGCGTGCGGCAGTACCGCACCGAGGATTGGGTGGACGACTTCGCGAACCACCAGCAGGATATCGCCGATCGAGTCAAGAGGGGTTGAGGGGCGAATGGGGAATCTGTTCACGCACTTCGGAGACAGCAAGACGGATCGCCTGGTCATGGAGCACCTCCGAAAGATCGGCGTTGATCCGGGCATAGTGCTCGGATATCGGATCGACCGGAGCCCTGACGAGACGACGCTCACCCTGAAGCTCTGGTTCGAAGACCAGAAGCCCGAATCGGACAAAGGGGAATAAACCATGGCAAAAGAGACCGGGCTCGGCTGGAGTGCACTGTCGGTGGACGACAGCGCCGGATCGGCCAGGGACATCAGGAACGACATCACCAACTTCCAGTTCGCCACCCCGCGCGGCATCCAGGACGTCACCGGCGTCAATATGTCCGCGTTCGAACGCCTGCTCTTGCTGGCCGACTTCACCGTCACGCACAACGGCGTCTTCAACGACGCGTCGAACATGTCCCACTCGGTGTTCAAGACGGTCCCGTCCACCAGCGTCGCGCGCACCACCACGCTGACCGTGTCCGGCCAGACCCTCGCGGGCGAACTGCTGTACACCGACTACGCCCTGACCCGCGCGCAGTCCGGCGAACTGACCTGGACCGCACCGGGCGTCCTGGCGGATGGCACCGTCCCGACCTGGTCCTGAACCACGTATCGCACCATCGAACAGGGAGAAGAGAATGGGTTTCAGGCTCAAGCGAACGTTCAAGCTGCGATGGAGTGGGGACCTGGCCGGGCTGGAGATCGACACCCGGTCGGCCAGCGTCGAGACCGCCGAAGAGGTGCGGGCGCTCGTCTTCCAGCGCCGCGACGGCGCCGAGGGTGGCGAGTCACGACTGGTGGAGATCATCGTCGCGCACATCGTCGGCTGGAACTTCGAGGACGAGGACGGCCAGATCCTCCCGGTCAGCGCGGCGAGCCTGAACGCTCAGGAGCCCGCCCTGCTCCGGGAGATCGCCAAGGAGTGGTATCTGGCCATCGCGGGGATCTCCGCCCCTTTGGATCTGGGCTCGACAGAGCCCGAGTCCTCGGCGCCGGAGCTGTCGATTCCGATGGAAGCCCCGTAGGTCTCCCCGAAGAGGCTCGAGAGGCGCTCGACATGCTCTACCTGTGCGATCGCTTCAAGGCGCTGCCTTCCCAGATCCTGGCCGAAGACGCCGGACTGCTCCAGATGGTCATGATCGAACGGAGGTTGCGCGGTGGAGAATGAAGTCGTCATCCACGTCCGCGCCGAGGACGACACCGGTCCCACCTTCGCCGCGATCCGGGCCAAAGCCAAGAAGTTCGGCGAGGACGTCGAGCGGAGCCTGAACAACGACGGCAGGAAGTCCGGTAAAGCCCTGGCCGACGGCATTGAGGACGGCGTCCAGAAGGCCGGGCCCCGAGTCAAGAAGAAGGCCGACGACATCGGTGACGCCGTCGTCCGGGAGATGGACTCCGCCGGCGGCAAGGCCGGTCGGGAGCTGGGGGACGGCATCCGGGACGGACTGGCCGGGCAGACTCCGGGCATCGTCGTCGCTGCCGAGGATCTCGGCGCCGAGGTGGAGGAGGAGGCCGAGAAGGCCGGAAGGCGCTCGGGCAGGAAACTCGGCGACGGCATCGGCGACGGACTGAAGGGTGTCCACGTCGGCGCGGGATTCGGCGAGCGTCTCGCCGAGTTCGTCGCCAGGGGGTCCAAGAAAGCCGGCCAGGCCGGCGGTAACGCCCTCGCTCAGTCGCTCGCCGGCGTGATGGAAGCCCACCCCGCCATCACCGCGGCGGCGCTCGGGGTGGGCGCCACCGTCGCACCACTGCTGGCCGCCAACCTCGGTGCGGCCGTGGTCGGCACCGGTGGCCTGCTCGGCATCGCCGGTGGCTTCGCGGCCAGCGTCAAGGACCCGCGGGTCAAGAGCTCACTCCAGTCGCTGAAGACGACGGTGCTCACCGACCTGACCTCGGCGGGGAAGGGCTTCGCCCCGTCCGCGCTCGAGGGGATCGACCAGGTCAAGAAGGCCTGGACCGACCTGGTCCCCACGATCCGCAGCGTCTTCAGTAAGTCCGGCGACATCATGGGCCCGCTGATCGACGGCGTGCTCGACGGGGTGGCCGGGCTGGTGGAGGGGATCGAGGAGTCTCTCGACGGAGCCGGGCCGGTGATGGAGGCGATCGGGGGGCTGTTCCGCGACCTCGGCACCGAGACCGGCGAGATCTTCAGCGAATTGGAGGACAACTCCGCCGACCTGGCCGCCAGCGTCGACCTGCTCTCGGGTGTCCTCGGATTCCTACTGGACGCCATCACCGTCGTGATCGAGGCGAGCGCGACGTGGATCGGCCAGTTCCCCGCCCTCTGGGACTCGATCTCCGGCGGGGCCGAGATCACCTCGAACTGGGTTCAGGAACTGCTCGGGCTCAAGGAGGCCACCGAGGGGGTCAGCATCGAGGGTGGTGTCTGGCACGACGGCATCACCGAGAACACCGAAGCGATCGAGAAGCAGAAGGATGCGCTGCAGGCGCTCTCCGAGGAGATGCAGAAACAGGCCGACCCCCTCTACAACCTGATCTCCGCCCAGAGTGACGTCAGTGACGCCCAGGAGCGCTACAACGAGGCGCTCAAGAAGCACGGGCCGAAGAGTGAGGAGGCGCGGGACGCGCTCGTCAAGCTGGGCAAGGCCGTCGGCAACGTGTCGACGGCCGCGGGCAAGGCCGCCGAGAGCGGATTCGACGGCAACCTCACCCCGTCCATGCGCCGGGTGATGCAGCAGGCCGGACTCAGCGAGGGCGAGATCAAGGCGCTGGAGCGGGCGTTGCGCAACGCCCGCGGTGCGGCCGATCGCTGGGAGGGCACCTTCACCCAGACGTACATCACCAACTACAAGTCGATGGGGCTCAAGTCCCCGTCCGGCGGCATGGGCGGATTCCAGGGCCACGCGTCCGGCGGTATCGCCGGGGCGGCCACCGGTGGCGTGCACTCCGAGTTGAGGGCGGTCGGGGAGCAGGGGCCGGAGCTGATCAGCCTGCCACCCGGCAGTCACGTCTACAGCAACCCCGACTCGATGGCGATCGCCGGCCGCGCCGGTGGTGACCTCGGGGGGCGCTTCGGTGGGCCCACGGCCCATTCCGGCGATGCGGCGACCCGAGTGGCGTTCACGTTCGACCCCGCAGGGGCCAGCAAGTTGATCAGGGCCATCATGGAGATGTTGCGCGCGGAGATCCGCGCCGAAGGTGGCAGCGTCCAGAAGGTCCTCGGAACGCACGGGGTGGGGTAGACGGTGGCGACACTCTACGGCGACAGCGACAGCCCGATCATCGAGATGCTGATCGACGGCACGTGGACGGACGTCTCGTCCCGCGTCCGCGGCCAGCAGCAGGTGAGCATCACCCGCGGGCGCGCGAACGAGCAGAGCAGCGTCTCGCCGCAGCGGGCGAGCTTCGTCGTCGGCAACCAGGACGCCTACTTCTCCACCCGCACCCCGTCGTCGGCGAACTTCCGCAAGATCGGAAAGAATACTCAGGTCCGGATCCGGGCCGGCGACGGCGACAACCACATGCGGACCCTGCACAACGACGCCGAAGACCTGGCCGGGGCCAGCACCGCCGACAAGGCGTCGCTCGACATCACCGGCGACATCGACGCACGGGCGGAGATCTGGCCGCACTCGTGGCGCCCGCGCTCCCCGATGGTCGTGGCGTCCAAGTACGACACGGTGGGAGACCAGCGCTCCTGGATGCTGCGCATCATGGAGAGCGGGCGGCTTCTGCTCTGGTGGACCACGGCGGGCACCTTCGCCACCCTGCAGTCCGCGGAGTCGTCCGAAGCCGTGCCGGTGATCGCGGGCAGGCTGGCCGTCCGCTTCACCATCGACGTCGACAACGGCGCGGCAGGACGAACCGTCACCTTCTACACTGCACCCTCCATCGACGGGACGTGGACGCAACTCGGCACCGCCCAGATCTCGGCCGGTGTGACGTCCATCTTCTCCGGCACCGCCTCGCTGGCGATCGGGCGCGGTGCCTCGCTGCCCGCACCGGTGAGCGGGAGTACGGACTTCGGTGGCCGGTTCTACGCCTTCCAGTTGCGGACCGGGATCGCGGGGACCCTGGTCGCAGACTTCGACCCTCGGGCACGCTCGCTCGGCGACACGTCGTGGGCGGACACCGTGGCCTCCCCGAACACCTGGACGCTGGCCGGGGAAGGGGTGCGCATCACCTCGGACCGGGTGCGTTTCTGGGGCGAGTTGTCCAGCCTGCCGAAGGAGTGGGACGCCAGCAAGACGGACTCGATCGTGGCGATACAGGCGGCAGGGATGCTCCGACGCCTGACCCAGGGCGCGAAGCCGATCGAATCCGCCATGGTCCGGAATTTCCGCGGCGTCCGCTCGTTCGCGTGGTGGCCGCTGGAGGACGGTTCGACGGCGACGCGCGCCTCGAACATGGCCCAGGGCAGCAGCCCGCTGGCCACCGTCTACCCCGGCGTCGTCACCGAGGTCCGGTTCGGTGACGACGCCTCCCCGCCCGGCGCCGCCAGCTCGATGGCGTTCGAGTCCTCGGCGTCGCGGTTCAATGCGAAGATCGAACTGTTCGAACAGTTCGCCCCGGCCACCTACTCCGTCGTCTTCTACATCAAGATGGAGTCGCTGCCCACCACCGACAAGCCGTTCGCGGTCATCCGCTTCAGCGGCCAGATCATCCGCGCGGAGATCAGCGTCAGCACCACTCAGTGGCGCATCGACTTCTACGACATCATCGAGACCGTCGTCGCCACGCAGACGGTGTCGGTGTCGCTGATCAACCCGGTCAACGGATGGGTCGGGTACAACCTGGTCCTGAAGGACTCCGGCGCGGACATGACCTACACCCAGCGCTGGGACACGATCGGGACGTTCGGCGGCGGTGTCGGCCCGGTGACGATCGTCGGCAAGAGTGCCCCG